TTAGTCATAAGACCAGGCTTTTTCAATGCTAGCATATCTAAATTGTGTCTGCTAAATATTGCAAGATACTCTGCTTTTTCAGCTTCTATTTCTGAGTTTCTTCTAGACATATTCATAAGAGACTTACCTTGTTTTTCATAAGACTCTCGCAGTGTGTCCATTGCCTCTTGCTGGGCTTGCACTGCATTTTCTAACTTGATATTGTTTTCTTTTAAGGTTTCATTCTGACTGTACAGAAAGTAGCATAGACCTCCTAATACAACTAATCCACCTATTGTTAATTGGTTCATAATTCTTGAATCCTGTAATTAAGTCCATCAGCACCACTAATCTCCACTAATTCTCCTTCTTCTGTGATGAATGATATAAACTTTGGTTGTTTTTTGATGAACTTCTTGACGATAAACTCTTGGTCGTCTGCATCCCCCCAAGTAGCATTATAACTCACTTTGAGACTATAATAAGTAATGAATAGGTTTTTAAACCAAAACCACCACTCGCCTACTTTATCTAGAAACTTAGACATTGCTCCAGTCTTTTCCTTCATATAGTAAAGCTTCTGCTTCTCTTCTTCGGATTAGTCCTTCTAATACTTTACCACCTGCTTTGTTCCACCTTTTGATTTGAGCAGGTACACCAGCATGGTCGCTAGCGTTGATGACTTTCAACATAGTTGAAGCGCGAAGATTTCCATTACCTAGATTGAACACCCATGATACAATTGCATCGAATTGGCACTGAGAAAGTGGAACGGTTACGGCTGTGTTCACATAGTTTTCGTACTCCTCTATCTCATGTACTAGCATTTCATCTGCTTCTGCTTTAGTAATTACATCTCCTTCTTTGACATCTTTAATATGTCCATATCCGATAGTCCATACTCCAGCAGCGCACTTGTACGCTTCTGTTTCCATACCTTCGAATTTTTTGATTAGGGATAACCCCTCTATTGAAATTTGCATATTTTCTCCTATAGGTTGGGGAGCCGAAGCTCCCCTAATACATTCTGACAGTTTAAGTAAGTACCGTAACACTCTGCACCATTATGCCACCGAAGGCTACCACTAATGTATAATTAGCTACCATGTTGCAGAACTCTCCGTTCTCACATATACTATCACGAACTTTTGATAATGTTTTCATCAATTAATCTCCAAGATTTTCCTCTTGGAATCTGGAGTTCGTAACAGTCTGATTGTCAGCAATCCGTCTTGTAGACTTACTTCTTCTACTTGTAGGTCGGCGTTTAGAATAAATCTTCGTTCAAAAGACTTTAAACTTAATCCTTGATGAATGAAATTTTCATCTTCTCCTAGTTTTGTTTCTTTTTTACCCTTTATGTGGAGTTCTTTGTTATCAAAGACTATCTCCAACTCTTCTTTTTTCCACCCTGGCACTGCAACTTCTATACGATAGTCTCCTGCCTTTTCGATTAGGTTATATCTAGGATATGCTGCATCCGTATAAGACGGCAGTGTAGGCATATCCAATCCAAGCCAAAATTTGCTTAAATCTATACTCATAATTTTCTCCATAATTCCTTTTCAGTAAATAATTCACGCCTCCTTACGGTAGACGCACCAATATGCAAGTGAATTCTATCACTTACTAAATAATTATATCAAAAATTAACCTTGATGTCAAGAACTATTTTTCAGAGTCATCAAACTCTAGTAGACCTTTGTCTTCAAGATAATCTATCGTGGTTCTAATTCCAACTTGTTTTCCTAGTGTCCAAGCAATGCCTACACACATAACTACAAATATTCCATAACTTATATCATTTTCTATCATAGATAATATTATAGCAACTTTCCGAGCATAAGTCAAGAACTAAGTTCAACATACCTAAAAATAGTTCTTGACATTCGATTAAAATTTTTGTATAATATAGACATATGAAAAGAACATGGACTACAACAGAAAAAGAATACATCAAACGGCATTACAATGTAAAGTCAACGGAAGATATTGCACGTGCATTGGACAGAAGTCCAGCGTCAGTCACCTCATTAGTATACTATCTAAGGAAACGTGGTTGGGCTTTTCACAGGAGGTCAGATGCCAAAAGTTGATGCTAAGAACATGAGTTTCGAGAAAGCACTGAGAATCTTTCGCAAAAAATGTGACAATGCTGGGATAAAAGAAGAAGTAAGAGAAAGAAAATACTATGTCAAACCCAATGTCAAAAGAAATCAAGCGAACAATTATAGGAAAAGAACACGAGAGATAGAGGCACGAAAAGCATTTCAACTCGAAAGAAGATTACGAATCACAAAGAGAATCAGACCTCAACGAAAATCAACTGAGAAATAACACTAAATTTCACAATCCTTCATCATACCAAAAAATATTTTTCTGATATTCAAACCCACCCGAAAACACAATTTCATACCCCTAGGAAAAACACTTCTTGCATTATGATAAAAGTTGTGATATAATAAATGTATAATTTGATATACAGTCAATACAAACTACCAGTTACACTGGTTCTTCCTAACTGATACTGAGAGCTTGAACGAAGCGAAGCGAGAGTGAAAGCGAGTATTCAAATCTAGGAAAAAGATACAGTGTTAATTGTATAATCAATATCAACAAGATACAACCAAGTATCGCTAAAGTCAACATCAACGACTTTATAATTCCACTTTAACCACTAATTAATATAAAACCCTTAAAATTCTACACAACTTGTGCCAATTCAAAATTTTTTTGAGGCAATAAAAAACCCACTGCAAGAGTGGGCTCCCATTAACTTCCGAAAGTTCTTCCTTAGTCCCAGAAGCTTCCTCTTGACTTAGGTACTTCTGACTGTAGCATTCTTAGTCTACGTACTGATAGCAGTTCTTTATGTCCATCAGCGAATTCTAGTCTTGCTTTATACCCGCTGGGGCTTTCGATAAGCTCTAATACTTCTGCATACATTCCATGCTTGTCTATTGTCTGAAGGTTCTCTCCAGCTTTTACTAATTTACATACTCTCATATTCTCTCCTTTAATTTAAATAATACACTTTTTGGTGCTTTTTCTAGTCCTGCAAGGGTGGTTTCTAGTCTTTCTTCTAATTCTTGTACTAGTTCCAACTTAGTGACTGGTTTTGTACCCGCTTTGGTTGTGTACTCAGTTTTTCTGTACACTCCTTCTCTTGATAGTTTTCCTATAATAGATTTTACACTCTTGTTAAGTTCTTCTGCTAATTTTTCCACAGTTTCTCTAGTTGGTTCTAATCTATACTGGTTTACTATATACTCTACTTGGTCTTGTGTGTAGTTAACTGCCATTTCTTTTTCTCCATTGTTTATCTGCTGTTCTTTTGAACGACCACTCTAAGATTCTATTAATTATCCTTTCTAGTATACGCATCTATGACCTCCTCGATTGACATTGGACTTTGTACTATACTAAATCCTTTCTTGTTTATCTTATGAACTGCTCCATTGTTGTAGTAAACAAAGTAGCCTTCTCCATATCCTAAATCTCCCATCCCACCTTTACAGACATAATGTTGAGATACTTTACTGCCCCAGTCTTCTGCTTCTAGGTAAAGACGTCGCTTTTCAACTATATCATTGTATTGAGTCATTAGCAACCTTCCCAGAATCTATCAGCGATTTCATCTAATACTTCATTAGGATAGATAGTTTCTCCATCGACTTCATACTCTCCATGATAATCAAAGTCCTCTGCTTCAGTATCAATACTAGGATAGAGTTCATTGAATGATGCCATGAGTTCATCAGCATCTGTTTCAGTGTAGTCTCCTTCCCAAGCAATCCAACCCTCATCTTCGACAGTTCCATAGTACTGCTTACCCATGAAGTTTCTAAACTCATCTTCATAAGTCATACTCGCATTTACTTCAGTATTGTACTTGTTTGCGTAGAACTCCATTATATTTATTACTAACTCGTGAGGTTGTCTCCATGCTGAATAACCAGCAATGTATCCATCCTGCATTTCATCTATATGACACCACTTAGCACCTACGTTATCGCAGTACCAGTCATATGAGTTCTCTAAATCCCCATCTTTGTCTAATTGTTTTTCTACTCTAGACATGAATGGTTGATGTTCTAACTCCAAATACTCTGTGATTTCCATATCGTTATCACTCCAATCTTTGATAGTTCTTTTTTCAGTCTTAACGCACTCGTTAAACTGTTCGTCTTCAATTCCTTCTACATGAATTGTAAAATGTACATGATTTGCCATGTTAAATCTCCTTAATTTTTATTGTGTTGTTATGTTGTTGCCAGAACTTCAAACCTTTGTTCAAATTTCTCTGGTCTTTTTTTATGTTTAAACTGCTCCAAGGTACCAACTTCGGTGGGTAAGGACACTTTGCACATAGATTTAGCATTGTGTCTAGTTTATCTCCCCACTCAGAAATATGTCGTCCTTCTACTCTTTTAGCATACGACACATTACATTGATACATTGTATCTCCAACTATTGTTCTACAATCATTTTTTGACCAGCACATCTTCCAGTTTCCTTCTTGGGTGTATTCAACATTAGGTAATCCTACCCCAAATTTTTCAAAAGTTGTCATAAGATTGATATGAGTTCTTTGAAATCTGTTAGAAATACCACTACTTCTATATGCTGTTAGTTGGTCTACCTTTGTATTTACTAGAGGGTATAGTGTAATTAGTACTTTATCTAATTTAGAACATGCACTAATCACTTTCTCACTAAAATTAAGACCATTTGTGTTTACCCAGACCTCTTTTGCTACCTTTGATTCCATGAGAAAGTCAACGATTTCAGGGAACTTTGGGTGGGTTGTTGGTTCTCCACCCAATATTTTAAGTGTTTCTAGTTGATATCCCCACTTTTTAATTAACTCTACCTGTTTAACTACTTGTTCGTAGGTCATAAATGTGTTTACATTCTTTCCTTCTTGGTCATCTCCAAACTTGAAATCTAGTACAGAACAATTTTTGCAACTTAAATTACAAGCATGAATAATATGTATATCAAACTGACCAGTTAGTAGCATTAGATATCTCCCTCTGCCCTTACTTCTGAACGAATTACTTCAAAACCATTCGGATATCTCTTTTCTAGTTTGTTAATGTTCTCGTCCATTACTTCGTCAGGAGTAAACCCAAGAGCAATACACCCTTGAACCCAGTACCAAAGTACGTCACCTAACTCTCTTTTCATGTGAAAAATTTCGTCGTTTGTGAACTGTGTATCGTTCTGAAATACCTTTTTCTTCACAATCTCAGCAAACTCTCCACTCTCTGCCATCATCCCTATCAGTGCAGTCATCAATCTTGCTATGTCTATCTCACAGTCAATCATAACTCCATTCTGCATTGTATGATTTCCCATCAGTTTGTCCAATCTATCACACATTTTAGTCGTATCTTTACTTGTTTCAGATGTGCACTGGTCTACGAACTTAGCGTAGTCATTAATTTTACTCATTACGCTACACCTCCACTGATTTCAGATATAAACTTCTCTGCTTTTTGAAGCATATCCCACTCTTTCTTTAGTATTAACTCATCATCACGCAATATTTTACCATTTTCTAGGTATATTGTCATGTGTTTACAGTTCCTTGCTGGACACTCCCAATGTTCGTACTTAGGTTTTGTATCTAACGGGTACTCTATTTTCTTTATTACGCTACCGTTTGCTTCCATGCCTACGCCGTAATGCCTTGTATTGCCATATATTTTATTTGCCAATGTCTTTCACTTCTCCTTTTGGTATCACTTGATATGCACCTTTGTTGTAAGCAATCGATACTGTATATTGCTTACTGATGTTTTGTTTGTATGAGTTATCCTTAGGCACAGTATATTCTCCCACTGGTGCACTCGGGATATCACTCACTTCTCTAAATTTTTTCTTCATCTGTACATCGAAATTTGGTTTCGCTTTTGTACTCTTGTAGAGATGACCTACTTTTCTCTTGCGACCATACTGGTCGTACTGCATACTGCCTTTCTTCATAGTATTCTCCCAAGTATAAAAACCTGTAGAATTAATACTAGTATAGGCACTACTGTTCTTACTAATTCAAGTCTATGCTTCATGTCTCTGATGTCATCTTCTATACGCCTTGCTTTCTTAGTCATTGTTGTCTCCTTCTTCTGGTAATTTAATGTTGTTAATTGTGCAGAGTCTGTTGAGTAATTCTTCATACTCCATTGTCAACTCTACGATGTGTTCGTTTAAAGACTGTAGGTCGTCCAAGCACATTTTGATTTCTTCTTCCTGTACTTGGAGTTCCTCCACTAGTCTTGTTGCTTCGGTGATTAATGGAAACTGTATAACCTTTCCCACTATCTGCCCTGTCCTCTGTATTTTTTGAATGAACGCTTCTTGCCTTTATTCATATTCAGACTGATTCTGTTGTGTGAGTCGCCTTGTGCAGTCTTTTTCTTGTGCGACTTATGTACTGCTTTACCACCCCACTTCATGATTGCACCTCAGGTGTGACCCACTCTATCTTGATACCTCTGCGTTGAAGTTCATTAATGCACTTCTGTCTTACTTTAGGTTTGATGTTAGTACCTTTTGAGTTGATGTACTCAAATAGTTCTTCTTTCTTCATGGTGTGCATGTAGAAGTGTTCCATAGGTAATTTACTTGCTGGTACGCCTCTGACGTATTTTTTTGCACTTGGTTTAAATTTTGCTGGCATATTGCTCTCCTGTTTTGTATTGTTAAATTGGGGAGGGCATTTTCATCCCTCAGTGTATGTTCAGACATAACCTCCACACTCATTCATCTAGGAAAATGTGGTTTCCTTTTTCTTTTCATATAGATATTATACTGGATTTGTGATTGATTGTCAAGAACTATTTTAAATTAACATAAAGAATTTTGATGTTAAGGTTTTTGAAGCGAAAAAAAGGAGAACCGAAGTTCTCCTCCCCAAACTGTTTGTTTTTTAAAGTGGTCGTGTCGGAATTAACCACGAACCTGTCCACTGCGTAACGATTGGTGATGGATATTACGAACTTCAATCTACGACTTGCGTCTATGGTATACTGCTCATTTCGCATCACTTCTTTACTAAGTTGCTCTATTTTTAAGTCTTTGAGGTTGACTTTGTGTCGACTAATCGAGTGCCAACTTCTACTGTATATCTACAGAGTGAAGGTGCGACCTCCGTTCTCGTTGCAATCTCTTTCCTACTTAAAGGTTGCGACATTGTCATTATCATGTCAGTTTCATACTGCCCCTCGTCCCGCAGTATGAGATGGTTGCCTCTGTCGTGTTTCGCATCGAAATACTACTACAACTTGCTCCCTTGCTCTCACTTGGCACACTATGTGCACCAGCATATGTGTCTGCTTACTTCCGTGACACCCTAAGGTGGCAGACAACGAGGTTTACTCTTTAAAACTTTCGAATTGACAGTTAAAACTGAATCTCCTCTAATCGTTTAAGCGTGGTTTCCTCACACTGGGGTTGATACTTTGGTATATCCACCCTGTTCA